CTTTCCTCGGTGCCGAAGGGTTACTTGATAAGGTTGATCCCGCGCCCTGTGGCCAGCAGTTTTCATGGGGCGTCATTACAGGCGCCTTCGATGCCAAAAAGCGGCAGTGGTATGGTTTGGTGCGGGTGATGCGCGATCCGCAATTGTGGGCCAACAAGTTCATGTCCCAGATCATGCAGATCATGAACTCGACGGCCAAGGGCGGTATTCTCGCCGAGGCGGATGCGTTCGATGATCAACGGCAGGCGGAAGAGACCTATGCGATGCCGGAGGGCATTACGTGGATGGCGCCGGGGGCATTGAGCGGCAACAAACCCAAGGTTATGCCGAAGCCTGGTCAGGGTGATGCTTCTGCCTATGTCAACTTGCTTACCTATGCGATCCAGTCAATTACGGCAGTGACCGGCATCAACCTCGAACTGCTCGGACAGGCCGACAAGGACCAGCCTGGCATCATCGAGCACATGCGCAAGCAGGCTGGCATGACGGTGCTTGCGACCATGTTTGACAGCCTGCGCGGTTTCCTCAAGATCGTGGGACGCAAGCGGCTATTCTTTATTCAGACGCGTATTCCGGATGGCACGATGGTGCGGGTGGCCGGGCAGGAATTTGCCGGCGTGGTGGCGGTGACAAAGGACAAGACGACAGGCACCTATGACGTCGTGGTCGATGATGCGCCGACGTCGCCCAACATGAAAGAGGCGAATTGGGCGGTGATGCAGCCGATGCTCTCGGCGTTCAAGGAACAATTCATGTCTGATCCAGAGCTATTGATCCTGGCGCTGGAGTATTCGCCGCTGCCGGCCGCCTTTGTTGATGCGCTCAAGAAGACCTTTGCCAAGAAGCAGCAGACCGATCCGGGCCAGCAGCAGTGGCAGGAGACGATGAAGCAGCTGGCGATCTCTAAGCTGGTGGCGGAGATCAACAAGGATCAGAGCACGGCGGAAATGCAGAATGCGAAGGCCGGCGGCACGACATCGACGGCGACTTACGACTTGGCCATGGCGCAGAACCTGATGGCCAAGAACGACGTGGCTGGGTTTGAGCATCATATCGACGCCATGAGTACGGCTGCAAAGGCTGAACTGGATCGGGCCAAGGCGCATCAGGCGCTGATCGACGCGCACAACACCATGCAGCAGGGCAATATCGATCGCGAGCAGCATGCCAGCAACATGATGAACGACGCCACCGACCGCGCAGTAGCCCGGCATGGTGCTGCGGTCGAAACCCACGGCGCCATGATCGATCGCCACACGGCGGAGACTGCCAGGCACAAGGCCTTGACCGATCGCATTCAGGCGCATTTAACGGCCCGGCAGCAGCAGTTGGATGCGCAACAGATGCAGATGGATCAGAACAACCAGCAGGCAGAACGCGAGCTGCAAAGGCGGAAACAGACCGGCGACCAGGGGCTCAAGGGGCAGCAGCTGAGGCAGCAGGACGAGCATAACAGGCGGACGAGTGATATTGCCCGCTTTACGGCAATGGCGGGGGCATTACAGGGGCCATCAGAAGGCCAACAATGATCTCAACGATCTCAGCCCGGCACGCCATGCTTCGGCAGGCCCAAGAGTATTTCCACCTGCTGCTGCTCGATGCCGTCAAATGGGACGATGTCGTGGTCGACAAGCCGATCCCTGTTGCTGCGGTGAGGGGAAACCGAGAACAGGGCAAGGTCCGCGACCTTGTGAGCGCGCATTTCAACGGGTTTCGGTTAGAGATGTTCAGCCCGTTCGAGGATCCGCAATGGCCGCTCGGGTGCGTCAAGGTCATTAAGGGGAACAGTTCAGTTCAGGGGCCGCTTGATGCCTCGACATGGATAAACGTGGCCAATTTTATCATCGAGCACAAGAAACAGCAGGGAGAGGACGATGGCAGGCTTGCAGGCGGAGAGAATTGGGGACGTTGAGGAAGGCCATATCCCGGAACCGACCGATCAGCTTAACGAGCAGGGGCTGACGCCGGAGGAACAGCAAGCCTTCGACGAGATGCGCGATGCCGACAGGACGCTGCCAAAAACCCCAGAGGAGGGTGCTGATGCGCCCGGGCCCGACACCGGAGAGCACGCACCACCGGCTCCCGCACAGCCCAAGCCTGAGCCTGAAGAGGATGATGAACCGGATCAGGTGATCCGAGATCCGCGGACCGGCAGGGAACAGCGCACGATCTCTTATGGCAAGCACCAACGGCTGTTGAAACAGGCGCGCGCCGATAATGAGGCGTTCCGAGCCCAGCTGGAAGAGGGGCGGATCAGCCAGGCCAAGCTGGCGGAAAGGCTGGCGATCCTCAATGACGCGCTGATGGCGCCGCCACCCCCTCGGGAACTGACACCGCAAGAGCAGGAATACGCCCGGCAGCAGCAAATTCTGCAGAACCCGATGTTGGAGCAAACGATCGACCCGAATATCGATTTGGCCGCCTCGATCGCGCAGATGCAGCGCCGGCAGATATTCATGATGAATTCCTCTATGCAGCAGCAGGAGGATACGCAAGACCAGCTGTCCTATCAGAACATGGTGCGTGACTACACCAACGACACCAACCGGTTTACGCAGACTGCGGAGGGGCAGCACTTTTTTGGGCCCGAGGGCGCTTATCAGTTTTTGAAGAACAGCCGGCTGCTCGAGCTAAGCTTTGCGCTCTTCGAGAAGGACCCGCGAGACCCGAATGAACGGTTCACGCAAGCCGAGGTCGACCAGATCATTAACGAGTTCAACAATGAGGAACGGCAGTTGGTCAGTGATGCGCTGCAGAACCGGCGCAGCCCGGCGCGTTCTATCATGCGCTATGCCCAGGCGCGTGGTTGGCGGCCGCCGCAGCCCCAACAGCAGCAGCCTGCACCCCCGACCAGAGTTCCAGTGGCGCCCAGATCGGGGGGGCTGGGGCAAAACCGGCCTGCCGTCAATGGTCTTGCCCCCGGGATGTCCAATGGTCTTGCCCCACGGATGCCCAGTGCGGTGGCGCAGATACAGGCGGAAATGGCCGGTGCGAATGCGTCACGCTCGCTGTCCGATGGCGGCGGCAGTCCGCCAGGCGAGCCTCTGAGCATGGAGCGGCTGCTGCATATGAACGACGAAGAATTCGGTATTTATGTTGATAATATGCCGAAGTCTCAACTGGATGCGATCATGGGGCGGGACTTCTCGGGGCGATATTAGGAGGAATTTCAATGAAAATGCTCTTGAGGGTTTTTATAACAATAATTGTTGCACTATTTTTTGTTACATCTCCCGTCCTAGCGAAATGCGGCTGTTATGACGGTTATGGCAATGCATCGGCTTGGGGGGGTCAAGGCGCTTTGCCGGTATTGCCGAGTTATGGCTACTACGGTGGTGGCCCGAGCTATGGCTACTACGGTGGTCCAGTCGTGATCGATCCATTTCCAGCGATCTCGGCCTATGGCTATCGCAATGGCTATGCTGAGAGCGATGACGAGGTGTATGGCCTTCGGCCGCCGTTGATGGTTCGTCGCTACTATGGCAGGCGCTGGGGCTGGCGATACTGACGGAGGCTGATATGAGCTGCTTCAACCTTGGATTCCTCGAACAGTTGCTGGTGTGGCTCATCATCATCATTGCGATCGTGGCCATTATCCGCTTGCTGATCCCATTCCTTGACAGCCTCTCGGGTTTTCCAATCATTGGCCGTATTCTCGAGATCATCCTTTGGGCGATCGTGGCGATCATGGTGGTTTATGTGATCTTCGCGTTCTTCAGCTGCCTCTTGGGTTCCGGCGGTGGCTTGCACTTTCCCTCGAGGTAGGAGACCAACTAATGAGCCGAACGATAGACGGCAACATTTTCCTCATTTATGCCGAGCCAGATGGCAAGTGTGAGGACTGCGGCAAGGAAGACGAGCTTCGGCCCTATGGCAAAAATGGTGCCAACGTTTGCTTCGAATGCATGATGAAGGACGAAGCCAACGCCAAAGAAATATTTCGTCGGCAGATGGCCGGTGATAGGCGGCCCAAGTTTCATAGCTAGCTTGCGTCTTTCTCTGGTTTGAGGTAAATATGTCTTTATGCCGACTTCAGAGACGGGCTGGCCGCCACATCTAGGCAAGGTAAAGCGTCTCTGTGGAGGAATACCTCCCCGTTTGTGGGCATCGAAAACCCTCCGAGTGCCGCCTCGTTAACCGGTTTCCGCCCCCTGCAGTAGGGGAGAACGCACTAAGGCGTTAAAAACTCTGCACCCACGCATATCGCAGAATGTGCCACGGGCTCTTATGGGTCCGGGCGCGACCGCAAGGGTGCCACCATGGCCACTACCTCCTTTCCCGTCAATGACACCATGGCGGTCAAGCTATGGTCTCGCGTCCTTGACTACGAAGCATTGAAATATACGGCTATTGCGCCTCTCATCGGTGACGATGAGAACAGTATCATCCATATGCAGGATGCATTATCGAAAGGTCCGGGTGATGCCATCACCTATGCGATCGTGATGCAGCTGCAGCAGGCTGGTTTCTCTGAGAACCAGCTGGCGGAAGGCAACGGCGAGGCTCTCACGACCTACAGCGACCAGCTTGTCATTAACGAGCTGATGGCTGTGGCGGGCGTCAAGAGCCGGCGCACCATCGACCAGCAGCGTGTCCCATGGGACCTGCGCAACACCGCCAAGAGCCGCCTCGGCGACTGGTATGCCAAGCGGTATTCGGTGGCATTCTTTAACCAGGTTTGCGGGTATTCGGTTCAGACCGATGTCCGCTATACCGGGCTTAACCCGGCTACTGCACCATCGGCATCGCGCATTATTCGGCAGTCGAACCGAACTTCCGACGATCTTCTGGTCGCTGGCGATACGTTTACGCTCGACATGATCGATAAGGCCAAGGAGGCGGCTATCACGGCGACACCGCTGATCCGGCCGATCCGTATCAAGGGGACCGATCCGCGCTCGAACGGCCGTAGCGACTACAACAACACGTTGGAGGATATGTATGTCGCATACCTCCATCCCTACCAAGTGACGGCGGTCCGCCGCAACACCTCGACCGGTCAGTTCATCGATATTCAGAAAGCGGCATCGATGGGCCGACAGGAAACCGGCAACCGCATCTTCAACGGTTCGATCGGTATCTACAATTCCACCATCTTGCGCTCAGCTTATGACGTCACCGACGGCGTTTCGGCGGCCGGCGCCGACGTGCCGACCGTGCGGCGGGCGATCTTTCTGGGTGGGCAGGCCTGCATGATGGGCTTTGGTCGTGACAATGGCCCGAGCAAACTGACGTGGAACGAGGAACTGTTTGATCATAAGCGCAGGCTTGAGATCAGCGCGCTCACCATCCACGGCATGAAGAAGACCAAGTACAACAACATCGACTACGGCACGATCGTCATGTCGACATACGCGGCACCGGCGACCTAAGGAGGCAGATATGGCTACCAATGTTCTAGGCACGGCTGCCCGCCAGGACCCGCGGCAAGTTGCAAATACGCTGAAAAAGACCATCAATTGGAACGACGCCGCCTCGGGTGTCGCTGTTCCTTTTGCGAACTATTTGCCACAGGGCGCTTATATTCTGAACGTTTCGGTGGAGGTGGTGACAGCGTTCAATGGCACCACGCCCACGGTGACGGTTGGTACTGTTGGCGCGGCATACAACAACATCGTTGCGGCGGGCGACGTAGGATGGACCGGGGCGGTGGTGGTCAATTCTATTACCCGTGGTATGGGGCGGTCGTTGACGGCGGCAGGCGATGTGCTGCCGCAGGCGGTATGGAACGCCACAGGTGCACCGACGGCAGGACAAGCCATTGTCGTCATCGAATACGAGGGCGGATGGCAGTCGTAACCTCCCAGCCTTGGGCCGGGCGGTGGCTCCTCTTCCGCCTAGCCTCTTTTTGCGAGGGACAGGACCATGAAGCGTTTGCTTAATTTAGGCGTCCGTGGTGGCATCGTTTTGGGCCTGGTGGGTGTTCTGGCTTCGGCGGCACTGGCGCTGACTATCAGCGGCCGGGATACCTCGCAGCAGCGTTCCATCAGCCAGGTGGGGATACGGGCGTTGTCGACTGATCTTGGTGTGACCGCGACGGCATCGGGCACCCAGGTTAATTCCTATCAGATCACAGCCGGTTTTACCTTGGTTACGACCGTTGCGACGATCGGCGATAGTGTAAAGATGCCATCGATCACAGCCTTGGGGGCGCCAACCAATGTGGATGCGGCGTTAAACATCATCGTAGTCAATAACACTGCTAACAGTATGAACGTGTTTCCGTTTGCAGCGACCGACGTTATCGTCAGTGGTGGTGCTGCGGCGAGTGCTGGTGCGGCCATGGCCGTTGCAGCATTGAAGAGCGCATCATGCTGGTCGGCAACGTCTACTGGTCGCTGGTATTGTATTATAGGGTAGCGCGGTTCAGCCGCGGTTACCGCGGAGGAGGCGCGTATGCGAGCACTTCTTGCTATCCTGCTTTCCACGCTATGGCTGTCTGTCTGCGAAGCTCAGACGACCCCGACATGCACGGCGCCCTGTACGCAACAGCAGCTTCTCAATGACGTGCAGACGCAATTTCCCGATCAGACCGCGGGTGGCATCACGCCGGCCATTCTGCGTCAGTTTCTCAATAATGTCATTTATTCGATGCTGCCGACATCGCCGCTCACGGCCAACAGCCATGCCTGTTACTTCGGCACCACCGGTCTCACCAACGTCTGCTCAGTCGCGCTTGGGCTCGCTGGAGGTGGTACAGGCGCGACTACACAGTCTGGTGCGGCTAACAATATCTTTCCCCCGATCACCCGGACGGGAGACATCGCCTATTGGAACGGGACACAGTGGGTTACGTTAGCTGGCAATAATACAACGCCGGCTGTGCTGCAGGAGACGGGTGGAGGCGTTCCCTCATGGGTCACCAACCTCAGCGGCCTTGCGTTTCCCACGCCGACCCGAGCCGGCGATGTTGCTTATTACAATGGGACCGCTTGGGTCACCATTCCCGGCAACAATACGTCAACTGCAGTTCTACAGGAAAGCAGCAGCGGTGTTCCGTCGTGGGCGAGCAACCTTGCTAGCCTTGCATTCCCGACGCCGACTCGCGCCGGTGATGTCGCCTACTATAATGGCAGCGCTTGGGTCACGATCCCGGGGAACAATTCTGGGACTAATTTCCTCTCTGAAAATGCAACAGGCATTCCGGCGTGGGGTCAGCCGACCATCCCGCCGGCTGTGACGTCGGTCGGCTGTGGCACCGGCCTATCGGGTGGCGTGATCACAAGCACGGGTACCTGCGCGGTATCATTGACTTCTGTTGTCAATTCTCTCGGTGCGGATGTTTCACTTACAAACACTGCGAATTACTTCGATGGACCAAGCGTGGCACAGGGCGTCAGTGGCACATGGTTTGCGAGTGGGACGGTGACGCTGAATGACACGGCTGCGGCGACGTTTTACTGCAAGTTGTGGGATGGTACGACAGTTATCTCTAGCGCTGCTGCACAGATCACTGCGGCGGCCACGACCAAGATATCACTATCTGGCGTTCTTGCAACGCCGGCCGGCAACATCAGGATCAGCTGCAAGGATATCACCGCAACTACCGGCAAGATCGCGTTCAATACGACCGGCAATTCTAAAGACAGCACAGTGACGGCGATGAGAATACAATGAGTGGCACTGCAATGAGAATACAATGAGCGATACCGATCGCGCCTTTAGTCCAGGGTTTAGCGCCGGCTTTGCTGGCGTTGGCATCGTGTCTGATCTCACGACCATGATCTTTCGGATCGCGGCTGAGCTTGGAGCACGGTTTGATCTGGCCGGTGCGCGCGGCACGGCAACTCAGTCACGGCCGAATGCCGAGGCGATCCGCAATGCGATCGATACGGCGATCTATGAGTATCAGAAGCACCGTTTTCGCTTCAATGAGATCGATCCGGCGATGCCGACTACGTTCATGACGGTGCCATCTCAGTCGACTTATTCGACGGCCGACTGCCCAGCCATCTCGACCATGTTTATGATCGACTACATCAACATTCAAATTGGCAATACATTGATGAAACTGTCGCAGAATACGCCGGAACGCCAGCACCTGAACATTCAGCTTTTTACGCAATTCGGGTTGCCGACGAGCTATGCATATGAAGGCAATACGCTGATCCTCTATCCGGTCCCGGTGGCGGCCTATAAATGTTGGATCGGCTGCCATCTTGCAATGCCGCCGCCATCGTCAGACGTCGAGGACGCCGCAGAACGCTGAGCGGCTGATCCGATCTCGTGCGAAGTTTGAGGTCGCGACACACGTCACGCGAAACCAACAGATGGCACTTGCGATGTCGCCCTATCCGGACCCGCAGCCTGGTGAGGCCTATCGCGCATTCACTGAGCTGAAACGCGAAGGCAATAAGATCACATCGACGCTAGGGCGGGTGCGTCCAATGAGCTTTTGAGATGAATTATGTCCGACACGATACCATTTCCGGACTATGCACCTGACATCTCGCCGCTCGGGCAGGCGGACTCGCAGGTGATCTTCAATGTCGTGCCGAAGAGCGATGGATACGGCCCTATCCAGAGCATGACATCATACACGCAGTCATTGCCCGGTCCCTGTCGTGGCTACTTCTATGGCCGCAAGGCTGATGGCACGGTGACGATCGTGGCTGGCACTGCCACTGATCTTTACATCATGAACCAGGTTGATCTGTCGTGGACCTTGGCGTCGAAGGGCGGCGTGTCCTATGGCGCCGTTCCGATCGACGACAATTGGGTGTTTGCTCAGTTCAACGATCTCATTATCGCGGTGCAGAAGAATGTTCCGCCACAGAAGCTTTTGCAGTCGACATCGACTTCGTTCGTGGACCTTGACGGCAACCCACCATTTGCCGGTTGGGTCGCTATCATCGGGTTTTTCGTGGTGCTCACAGCACTGCAAGAAAGTGCTCAGCGGGTGCAATGGAGCGACCTTGATGACCCAGAGAAATGGGACTCAGGCAGTGGGCTATCGGACTTTCAGGACTTCCCGGATGGTGGCTCGACTTTGGTAGTGAGCGGCGGCGATGCTTATGGCACGATCTTTCAGGAGCAGTCTATCCGTTCGATGACGTATGCGGCCGGCAGCGTGGCGATCTTCCAGTTTTATCGCTTTTCGACGCAGGAGGTGCTGTATGCCAAATATTCGGTCATGAACGTCGGCAACCGCGTGTTCTATCTGAGTGCGGCCGGGTTCAGGATGATCGTCTCGACTACCGATCCTGTCGACATCGGCAAGGATAAGGTCAATATCACTTTTTTCAATGAAGTTGACTCCTCTCAGTTGCAGCTGATCATTGGCGCTGTGGGTCCGACAGCGACGCGTGTCTATTGGGTTTACAAGACCAAGCTCAGCGGGGCGTTCGGGCAGTTCAACCGCATGCTGGTCTATGACTATGTGCTCAACAAATGGACGCGGGTTAATGTCACTGGCGAGTTCATCGCTTCATTGGCAAAGCCCGGTCTGACATTGGAAAATTTGGATACATACACACTTGAGCAATTATACGTACAGAATGCGCAGGATAACGGCGCTGGAGCGATCCGGCTGACGCTTGACGCTGTGGTCAAGCCCAGCTTCAGCCTTGCAGCGCAGCCCTTCGCGACGGTGCAGGGGGTTCAGGGTACGATCGAAGCCAATGGCGTTTGGCGCTTTAACATCATTGACGATACCCATGCCGATCTCATTGGCTCGACCTTCGTGCATCCTTACGTGTCCGGTGGTGCGATCGGCGGTTCGATCGAGGCCATGACCTATCCGGACATGGGCGGCATGGTGAAGCCGTCATTTTCTTTCGACAGCATTGTTAAGGCGGCTATCGCGCAGCTGTCGGCTTTCGATGCCAACCATGCGCTTAACTTTTTCGATGGTCCGACGTTGGAGGCCACATTGGAAACCGGCGAGGCGGATGGCAAGGGCAAGATGCTGTTCACCAATGCGATGCGGCCGATCACCGATGCAACGCAGGTGTACTGCTCGGTCTCTTACCGCAATTCGCCGCAAAGTCTCCCGCTCTACACCGCAGAGAATCTGATTGATGACATGGGGATGGCGCCGATCGATCCGATCGAGAGCCGCTACCAGCGCATGCGGGTGCGCATTACGGCGGGATCGAGTTGGACCTATGTGCGTGGCGCGCAGCCTGAGAGCGAAATAGCGGGAGATCGCTGATGCCCGGCTTTGGCACACTGGCACCGAGCAATGACCGGCAGGACCAGGAGGCGCTGGAAAACCTTGCCGCCCAGCAGGATGCTGATCGGCCGAGCGGCTTGTCGACGATGTGGTCGGCGATCAAGCATCCATCGCTTTATCCGATGTTTCATGCGTTAACGTCGTCGGCACCGGTCCCAGCATCGCCAGATATTGGCCCTAGGCCGCAACAAGGAGGCGGTAACAACCTTCCAGATGTTGGGGCGCCGCTGATCCCCTCGGGGCCGCAGATATCTCCTGGTACAGCATTCGGCAGACTTGCGACGTCCACAGGCCAGAACCTGGTGCGAGGTGTTGATGAGGTGATCAAGAGCGGAGCCACATTGCCGAGCGATGTCTATGCTGGCAGGGTGTCAATGTGGGGGCCGAGCGGCCATTCATCTGATGAGCCGATCCAACGTTCTGTGGATCTGGCAAGCTTAGCAGGCGGCGGCGGGGCAAGCGCGCTAGAAAGGGCGGCTGCGCCGGGGCTTGATCTTCGCGTCATGGGTAGGAAGTTATTATCCGACACCGGCCAACCCGGTATGGCGATCTCGACTGCAGCGCATGCGCCACAATACACGACAGGCATTGAAAGCGCGCTTGCTCGTATTCCCTCGCAGGAATTGACCGGGCTGCAATGGCTCAACCAGCTGAAGCGGTTCGGCGCCAAGCCTGAAGAATTACAATGGCGTGAGCTTGGGCCGGCATTGGAAGGGTTGGGCAACACCAAGATATCTCGTACTGGGATCGAGGAGCATCTTCAAGCGAACCCGGTTCAACTCAACAGAATTGAGAAAGGTAATAAGTCGTGGGAAGATCTGACGGCACAGCAGCAATACAATATCAAGGATCAGTATGATGATCTAAGCGCTAAAGACGCTGCGCTATGGGATAACCCAAAAGAGTATTATGAATATTTACAACGCAATGGTTCTTTAAATTCATCATTTCAAGTACCAGAATATGAGGAATACAAGCTTCCCGGTGGCGAGAACTATCGTGAGCGGCTAATCCAGATGCCGACATCAGGTGACAATTTCACTAGAGAACATGGCAGCCATTGGGATGAGCCGAATGTGCTGTTTCATCGGCGGTCTACTGATCGTTCTTTCGATCAGCCATTAACGCCAGAGCAGGCGGCACAGAACTTTCAGCGTGAAAGAATGTTGCAGCAGAACGATGATATTCAACAGCAACAGGGAGAGGTTGCGCGACAGATCAATGGAATACGCCGTCAACATGATGATCGGATCAGGCAGGATTATAGTGAGGGAAGGATTGATGCGAGAGAGGTGAGGCGACAGTTTGAGGCGGCGGAAAATATTCCAGAAATGAAGCCGCTACAGGACAAATTGCAGGCTTTGCGGGCTCAGGAGGATGATCTACGTCGCAACATGCCAAATGAGGTGTGGCCACAAACAATTCGCAGTCTGCACGATGAAGAGAACCAGAGCGACTGGCATCAGCAGGGACGGGATAAGGGATATGCTAAAGACATCGATACACAAGTAGCAGGTTTGTCAAAACAACGGGATGATCTGAGACGACAGCGTGACCAGTTGGATCAGAACGATCCAAGATATATGGCAAACTTGGACGATCTTAATAACCAGATCGGAACGCTTCGATATCAAATTGGCCGTTTGCAAAGTAAGGATGTTGTGCCGAACGCTCCATTCGCGGGCACTGGCTGGGAGCGTCTCGCGCTGCATGATCAATTGCGTGAGGCTGCAGAAAAAGGCTATCCGCGTATTTCGTGGACGGCAGGTGAGGAAAATACCACCAACCCATTGGTGATGCTGCGCGACCAAGGTCGTGATATATCGGAATTAGCCCCGGATCAGCGGGCTGAAGCGATCCAAGCCGACAAAGGCATTCGCGACTATTACAACCGCCGCCGTGTCGACCAGGCCAACAAGATCGGCAAGGCTCATGGCGTGCAGGTTGTGCGCAGTGAATTACCAAACGAGGAGAGACGACAACCTTTTGAGCCGAAAGCTTATTCTGTTTATCACATGGATATTCCCGACAGTCTGCGCCGCGAATTGCTGACCAAACCAATGAGCCTATTCGAAGATAGCGGTATCGGGGCGGCGCCTGCAGTAGCGCAGCATGCGCAGCAGCAAACTGATGAAAGGAAAACACGTTACCGAGACTGGTATCACGCACTAAGAGGTGACGAAGAAGATGAGCTTCCACCGGGGGCCAAGCCGGTGCCGCCGGTCCT